GTGGTTCTTACACCGTCCAGGGCGTGGGCGCCGCCGCGGTCCCGCTCCGCCCTCCGCCCCCGGGCCGCGGAGATCACGCGCACGTTCAACGACCGATGGCAGCGCACGGAGTACCGCACGGCCGTGCAGGTCGCCGAGGCGGCGAGCAACTACCGACAGCTCCGGCGGCGGGCCGATATTTTCCCCTACTGGATCTATCGTACCGCAGGCGACGGACAGGTGCGACCATCCCATGCCGCGCTGGACGGACTGACGCTCCCGGCGTCCGATCCGGCATGGCGGAAGATCTTTCCGCCGAACGACTGGAACTGCCGCTGCCGGGTGGAGGCGATCATGGCCGACGAGTTCGAAGGGGATTTCGGCGAGGAGCAGAAGAAGATGCAGGCGTTTCTAACGAGCCCCGAATGGAAGCGGACGACGGCTCAGGGCTGGGGCGTGAACCGGGCCGAGACGGCCGAGATCTTCACGGCGAACCAAATGTACATCCGCAAATTCCCCGACCGGGCGGCCTCGCTTCTCGGCAAACTCCATTGCCAGCATTACGGGCTGCCGTCGTTCGGGAAGCGGCTGGCGGCCGCAACACGGGAGTTCGTCCCGTTCACGGGCGATCCTGCGGGATGGTTCGCCCAAAACGGCCGTTTTACGGACTTCTCCGGCAAAACGATAGAACTCCCCGAGCGAACGTTCGCAACGCATACGTCGGGCAAATACACCGCGGCGCGCGTGCCTTTGCTCGACGTGATCGCCGAGGTCCTGCGGCAGCCCGACGAGGTATGGCTGAACAATTACGACGGTAAGGCGTTCGACTGTCTGAACTACATCCGCTTTTACCGCGACAAGGCGATCAACGTCGTGTGCCGGATCGAGAACGGAAAGACGCTCGCCGTCCGGACGTGGTTCGAAATAGCCATCCGCCCGACGACCAGAAGCGGCGGGAAGATCGCACCGGAGAAAGACCCCCGGCTCAAGTATCGGCGCGGGCTGCTGGTAAAAAAGTAAGGGGAGCCTTTCAACGCTCCCCTGTACTTCGCGGCCCGGTTCCTGGTAGTCGCCTGTGCTGTTTCAACGGGTTGAGGTCCCGGTGCTACCGATCCGCTTCGGATTGACGCGCCCCGCCGCCGTATCGTGCCCGGACTCGCCCGGCCCCCGTCATCCGCGAGGGTTGGCCGGGATGATTCATCCCCGGCGCTGCGCGCTTCGATGCAAATATAGTGAATTTTGAACAAACCGCAATGATACCGAAACAAATACTCGACAAGGCGCGGATCGACATGCAGGACGTCGCCGACATCGCAGCCATGACCGGAGTGTCCTATTTCAAAGGGGCTTTCCGGAAGAAGGGATTCGACGGCACGCCCTGGCCGCTGGCGAAGAAGGACAAGGCAGGAACGCGGCGGCGCGGGTCGCTCATGATCGATTCCGCCGCCCTGATGAACAGCGTCCGCATCGCCCGCGCGACCCCGCAGGAGGTCGTATGGACGGCGGGCAACGCAAAAGTGCCCTATGCGGAGGTACACAATACGGGCGGACGGGCCGGGCGCGGCCGGGGTTTTCAAATGCCCAGGCGTCAGTACATGGGCGACGCCGAGGAGCTGCGGCAGAAGATCATCGCACGTCTCAAGGCATACATGCAGAGCCGGATCAAATGAAGAAGGGGGCCTCGCGGCTCCCTTCTTTCGTCGGATCATTTCATCTCCAGACGGATGGACGATGGCGGCAGTTTGGCGCTTTGCCCCTCCTGCACGCCGGGCAGGGTGTAGGCGGTCTGGTAGAGGACCTTGTAACATTCGCCCGCACGGACCGCGGCGATCTTCTTGATCTGCGTGCGGAACATCGGGCCGAACGTTCCGTCGGTGAAGCGCTGGAGGGCCGAGTGAATCTTGTCGAGCAGCTCGATAAGCAGATAGGCATCGGCCTTGCGGGGTGCGGCGGCCGACGAACTGACCAGCCGCAGGTTCGCCGCCAGAATCTCCACGGTCACCCCGTCGGCAATCTGTCCGCCTCCGCCGATCTGCGAGAACGGAACCTCGTCGATATCGAGCAGCGCACAGGGCCATTTGACCGGAGGCGCCTCGTAGTCGAGCTGTCCCCAGTTCTTGTCGATATAGGCCAGCTCGGGGACCCGCTCGGCCAGCCGTTGCTGGACGGCCAGCAGAATCGTTTTGATGTTCGCTTCCATTTTGTCACTTAAAAGAGTTTCAGTTGCCGTTTGTCATCGGTTGGCTCCAGTCCTTTCAATTCGTTCGCGGGAGTCTTCAGATAGCTGAGCATCGTCCGGTAACAGCACGGGTAAACGGGATTCACGTACCGCTCCCAGACTTTGTAGTAGTTCTTCGCATTGTTCCCCGGCTCGTAGTGCTTTTCCACGATGTCGAGGACCAAACGGATGCGCCGGAGTGTATTTATGTGGTGCTTACCCATTGCTTTGGCAGGTTTTGTGATTATTTTTGTAGTGGCTTTCTTTAATCACTCGACCCGCTTTGTCGCACTCCGGCAGGCGGGTTGTTTACATTACCCCCCCCCGCGCGACCGGGGCTGTTATGCCTCGGTCATGCCCAGCGGGACGTACCGCCAGACGCCGTTGTCGTCTTTCCATTCCGCGCGGATATAGGTTTTCGACAGGTTCGGAATATAGGATTCCTTGATGATGGCGATACCCTCGTTGAGCCGTTCGTTGTGCAGCTCCTCGGCCAGCGTGTCGAGCTGAAGCACCTTGCTCGCCTTGAGGTTCCCGTTCTGATCGCGGGCAATAAGCCGCATGATCTGGTTGATCATCGCCTTCGTCTCGTCGTCCTTGATAAGACCCATGACGGCCTCCTTCACGATGGCGATGCCGTCCTCGACTGTATCGCGCCAGCCGTCCACGACGCACCGTCCGATGGTGATGCGCTTGTCGCCCGTCGAATTGGTGAACGTGTGGCTTTTCTGCCCGTCCTTCGTCCGTTTCAGCACGTCGGCCTTCATGTCGAGGATCTGCCGGAAATTGTCAAGCACCTGCTCCTTGACCGTGCGGATGTCGCCGCTCAGCTCCCGGAGCATCGGGAGGGCCTGTTCGATCTCCTCGTCCACCATCTGACCGTAAACCTTGCGGTCCTTCCGGGCCTTGTCGGCTGCCGCCTTCCGTTCCTGCTCGGCTTTGAATGCCGCGTACTGCGCCGCTTCCTCGGCGGTCATCTGTACTGTTTTCACTTCGTTGTCGTTCATTGCTGTAATGTTTAAGAATTGATTTGGTTTCGGAAATTTCGGGCAAGTTCATCGCCCAGGTAGTTGAAAATAGCTCGTAATATCATCGGAATGATTATATCCGCTTTCGGCGGATAACGCATCAAATGCCGATAAGGAAAGCCTTTCATAAAAGAGAGCGAATGAAGAGTGACGGTAAATCGAATGCCGTCCAAACATAGTTCGAACCCTATTTGAACAGAGAATGCGGAGTGAAGCGTGGCGAAATACGCAATGCCCCGCGCCATTTTTAGTTGTCGGTCTATGGTGAACCCGAATCGTTCCAGCGAGGCCAACAGACACTGCTCGAAATATAATTGATCGTCCATCGTTAAAACAGTTTGTATTGTCTGATCTCGAAAATGCGTGCTTTTACGGTCTTGATCGCGGCCGGAGGCAGCACGCCCTCTTCGGCCAGCAATTCGCCGAACGCCCACAACAGAGCGTTCTGTTCCGAGGCGAACTCGCCCCATTTCCGGCCGGGATGGCATCCGCGGCTCGATCCGCCGATCATCCAGGTCGTAGCGGCCACCCAGACGCCGTCCTGTTGCCCGATATGGACTTTTACATAATCGCGGCCGTTGGTGTAGAGAATTTCGGTTCTGTATTCGCCCGACTGTAATACGGGGTAATCGTACCACGGGGCCGGGAGGTCGGCCCGATTGTCGATTCGCAGGTCTGCGTAAGGATTCGATTTCATAATGCGTTGTCAATTAGGAAGTCCGCCGAGCGGCATGTAGATTATCTGCGGCCGGGGCTGCTCGGCCTGTCCGGTCGGCCGTTCTCGTCCGCAATCATCTCGATGCGGGTACGCCAGTGCAGCCCCTGCTCCGCCTCATCCTCGACTACGCCGACTCGGTGGAGGACGCCGTGGCGCTGGCCCAGCAGTACGACCTTCATGACTCGGCCAGCAGCTGCTTCCACTATATGGTGGCCGACTCCACCGGCCGCAGTGCCATCCTTGAATGGGTGGGCACCGACGCAGACCACGACGCCGACGGTGCAGAGCGCCAGCTGAACGTCCTCTGGAACGACACCGACACCCTCTCGGATTCCGCCGACTGGCAGGTCGTGACCAACTTCATCAAGACCCCCGGCTACTACGACGGCACGACCGCAGAGATGAAGGGCCTCGACCGCTATGAGCACCTCGCCGCAGCCCTGCGGGAGACGGACGGCATCGTGGCAGACAAGGACGCCGCGATGGACCTGCTGGCCTCGGTGGGACGCCGCACCTGGAACAACGACGACTCCAACAGCAACACCGTCACCAGCGTGGCCGATTTGGCGAAATGGTGGAAGACGAAGCACGACGAGCAGCCCGATCTGCTGGATTTCGATCCGGACAAGGTGGAGCGTCTCGCCGGCTCCGATTCGGTGTCCCTGGACGACTATCCCGACCATTGGCATACGCTCGGCACCGACGGCTCCCCCATCGATCTAAGGTTGAGCTACATCTACGACCCGCACGACCCAAACGACGGCGTCACCGTGCATGTGCCGTTGAAAGCATTGTCTCGACTGACTCCGGAACAGTTCTCGTGGAATGTGCCGGGATTGTTGGACGAGCTGATCGTCGGCATGATCAAGTCGCTGCCGAAAACGTTGCGCGTGCAGTTCGTGCCCGCTCCGGACACGGCACGCAAAATCCGCGCCTGGATCGACGAACGCTATCCCGACCTGCCGGGCTCCGGCAGCCAGCAGAAGCCTAACATCGCCCCCCAAAACGAGG